GAAACAGCACCAGACAAAGTCTTATAATCTGCTATACCACAAGCTTTATAGTTATTATCAACACACTTTTTAACCAGTTCCTTTGGTTTTGAATAACCTTTAAGCAATGAATAATGAGTATAGTTCCACAAAGGATACCAACCGCATTTCATAATTACAACTTTCCTTTATCAATAGATCAACCTGGAGCTTCATAATGTCCGATAGTAAAGTCTTTATGCTTCAAGTCTTGTGAAGCTTTACTAATTCCATGCTTGCCAATATAATCCTCAACATACTGACACATACTTTTACTAGAACCTTCCCAGTTGTTTTTACAGTAGTGGCAAAGTCTAGTACATTTAAAATTAGAACGGTTTTGCGATATAGGTCTTGGCTTAGTGTTTTTTCTTATCTGTAGAAATCTATTTTTCAACATATCCAGAAATTTAACTTTGTCACTATCATCCCAACACATGCTGTATGGACCACCATCTTTCACATAGAATATAGACATTATCACATTTTTATACTCTGGATACAAATTTGAGATAGCATAGTAATACAGTAACAGTTGTGGATCTTTACACAATTTGTCATATGTCTTTTTCTCACCAGTAGCCCAATCTTTTCTTTGACCAGTTTTCCAATCTATGACCTCTATTGTATCATCATCTATCGAAGTAACAAGGTCGATTGTTCCTTTAATTGCTAAATTACCAGTAAGTTTTTTACCATCTACTTCGTATTCGTATTTGGCCCAATCTTCTTTTATTTCTATATCAAAATGCGGCTCTGGATTTAGGATCTGTCTAAGTCGAGGATCAAATTGTCCATTATTATGATCAAGTCCTAGCCATGTCAATCTAGATATCTCTTTGCGATCTGATGGAATCCATTTATTAGGAGAATCCTTTCTGTATCCATCATAACTTAAATCCAACAATTCTTCAACAAAATCCTTCTCCATCAAACGATCTTTTTTGACCCTTACCTTCTTAATAACATCATCTGTTGTTTCCAAGAATTTTCTTCTAGGATTGTTCTGCTGAAAAAGTTTCAGATTCGCCAAGACCTCCATAACCTTATGAACCATTGTGCCACGCTCTGCCGCCTTGCCAGAATCCGATGGAAGTCCCAGTACATACGTCATGAAGTATTGCATTTGGCAAAATTCATAATTATTGTAGCTAGAACTCCTAATGTAGGTTACTAACATATACTATCCTTATTTTGTGTATGATTTAGTCCTTAACGCCTTGTATAATTTCTCTACACTTTTAGTTAAAGCATTCAGTGTTTTACCTTTACCTTCATTTATTAGAGTACCATCAAAATTATCGTGATCATAGTTTTCTGGAAGAAGAGTTACCTCACTAGCATGAGTGTCTTCAAACACAGCTCTTTTCATCCAGTACACATGTCCACTGTTGTCTTTTATGGACTGTACTTCATTAGGAAATCTAACATCAGCAATGATGGCTAATTGCGAATCCTCTTTTATAATTTTATTAATTGTTCCAGAGCACCAAACTGGTTCCCAGATTTTCCGCATAATATCTGTACCAAAATATTGAAGAAACTCACGAGCCGTCATACTGTCAACAAGTTTACTACTCCTCCATGTGGGCATATTACTCCATTTTAAATGTTTAATTTTTTGATTTTTATCTTTATTAGTTCCGTACACATTCTTATGGGGAATATTAAACAACTCTGTAGCAATTGTTTTAAGGGGGTCTGCAAAGCTATAGCTCTTGACATAAGGCCACATCTCTTTTTCTGCAAATGTCACAAACTCTTCGTCTTTCCTATTAATATCAAATACGCTCCACTCATTTATATCGGGAGTTTTAATCAATAGTTGACCTTCATCGCCTATTGAATAGTCAGATATCATACCTCGTTCTTTAAGTACGATTCCATGCAAAATGTTACAGGTGGTACTTTTGCCGCTTTGTTTTAACCCTGCGAGACCGATAATCATCTTAATATAATCCCTTTAATTGTTGTAGAATATCAACTTCAATTTTCTCTTTAGACATTTCACCAATATCTTTTTTTGTCATCTTGGGAAATCTTAAATCAAACATGCGGCTAAGATTTCTCTTTATGTTAACTTTAGATTCTCTTCCAGACTGATCATTGTCTGTTAGAATAACTAAGGTTGTAATTCCGCTTCTTAATAGTTTTGACTGTTGGTGCCTAGAAATGTCCCTTCCAAATAACCCTATACAATTTTCAACACCAGCCTCATGCAATCTCCAAACATCACCTTGCCCTTCTACAATAAACAAACATGATCTGTCAAGACCAGATTTTATAGCTCTATGATGATTATAAAGATGTTGAGATTTTTTAAAACCCTCAGAATAGATATACTTTGGAAGAATGTAATCTTTAGTTGACCTAGCTATAAATGCAATTTGTGTACCATCTGACGAATGAACTGGAACAATAGACCTCTGATACATCTTTGATCTTTTGTCATTACAATCTTCTATACCAAAATACTTCAGCGTGTCTGAGCGAAAACCTCGTGCCTCAAAATATTTGGAAACTCCAGAAGTCTTTATTCTATCAAAACTACAATATTCATCTTCTTCTATTTCCCTATTAAAAATATTAACCATTGCCCGTAATTCAGACTCATGATGCTTTTCTTCCTGTAAAACACATTGATCTGAGTTAATATTATATAACTTACAAACAAGAGAAAGAGCATCAGAGAATGAAGCCTTACCTTCTCTTTTTTCTATGACACCCCTAATAAACGCGAACACATCAGTGCCATAATGTTCATGACAACCCCTAGTCCAACATCGCCACTGTTTTCTGGCAGTCGAAATAGATAGTCCATTAGGATTATCGCTACCTTCATGGATTGGGCAGCACATGAATATATTGTCACCGTCCCTATTGTGTTCTATATCAAAGTAGTTAATGATAATATCAATATTGCGAAATATTATATCACGCACTTTGTTCAGGTCCAGCTTTTTATTTTCCTTGACCATGCTCATTCTATAAATCTTTTATTGTATTCGTACCACAACAATGCACAATTTGCCAAAGCGTATGAAAACCACATCAAACTATGAGGATAATCTTTCTGAATTAGATTTCCCACAAAGGCTGTGACATAACAAAATGTAGCTATGGCTATAGCAATAACTGTCATTATTATTCCTCTTCAAAAGGAGCGTCGGCACCATCAATAGCACCATCGACACTTTGTGCTACTATCCTATTTTCATCTCTTGTTCTTAGTTCTAATAATCTAGCATACTCTCCACGCATGTTCATATTGATATAATTACCATCTTCCATACCCGGCCCATGCCTAGATGTAATTGGTACTAATTTTCTATTACCACCTCTCGGACCATCTTCAGCAATTTCTTCTGGTGATTTCATTTTAAATATAGAAAAGGATGTACACAACCAAACTAATCTATCAGAGCCACTAACGGTATCAGTTGACTCTTTAGTAATTCCATCTCTATTAAGTTGGACAAAAGCAAGACAGGGAAAGTCATACTTAACTGCTAAGTTATGCAACTCTGTAATCTGAAATCCTAATGCCTGATACTCCTGAATATGACCAGAAATAGACCCTGAAGACATTAACTTTAAATAATCATATACAACAAGACAAGGATTAGTACGACCATTCTCATCTTGCCCGACATCCTGAATTAACCATCGCTTGATAATATTCATTATCTGTTCGAATGATTTACCAGCCACACTAGCATAGTTATACGGCATCTCTTTAATTTCGTCAACCGCATTTTGTACATTTAATATCTTTTCTTGATCATCTACAAATTTACCAGTAGAAACATCGTTAATTGGTATACTACTTAGATTAGATATGATCCTATTTAAATGGTCTTCCTGTGACATTTCTGTGTCCAGCATCAGCACTGGAATTCCCTGCCGAGCGACATAGATAGCTACATTGTCACCAAACACACTCTTGCCAGTCTTAGGCCGTGCAGAAACTAAATCTACACACTTTGGTCTTAATCCTCCACCTATGGCCGCATCATATCTATCATAACCTGTAGACACACCTACTTGATCACAACGATTCTCCATAATGAATTCTAAGTATTCATCAATTCCCTTCCCTAGTTTGTCGGACTTGTTGTTACCATCGTCTTCTCGTAGAAAATCGGTAATGGGATTTTCCATGAGATTGATAATTTCATCAATGCTCTCGTCACCATTTATATTTTCTACATCTTTAGCTATCGTTGTTGTAAGCTTTTTTATCTTACGGGCAAATTCGAACTTTTTAATCTGTGCAGCAAAATAACATACATTGTCTTTACTGATCGGAAAATCAAGTAACGAATTAATGTATTCTAATTCTTGTGTTGAATTAACTACTTCTGACAGATTTAATTGTTCGGCAGCAGACAGTATTGCTGGAAGATCTATTGTCGCTTCACTCTGCAAAACCTTTGCTGCACACTTGTATAGAACTTGATTGTTCTTATGCGTAAAGCTATTGACATCTATTATGTCACATACTTCTACATAGGATTCCATTCCATACGCAAAAAGCCCAGCCAAAACTGCTCGTTCTGCTCCAATATCTGACAACTTGTGAGTCATTATTTATTGCCCAGCACACTTGTTACACCGTTGAAATTCACCATATGCCATTCTTGGATCAATATTAAAAGACTTACCACAGACATGACATTCAACGCGAGATTTTTTAGGAGACTTTCTCCTTCTTGTTACAGGTTTGTAATCAGGTGTCTCATTCAAATCGTCCTGATGTTCACTAAGATCATCAGTCCATGTATTTTTACCGGCTACCACTTTTCTATCTTCCCTCTTTTGTTTGGTTCTAGTGACAGAAAAGTCATCATTGACTTGTGCTGCCTCTACGGAATCTCCATTGGTTGGAGTAGAAGTACTTTCTGTGCTAGAAAGCAACTGTTTTAATAACACATTCTTTTCTTCGTCGGTCATGTCGCTGATATTAAAATCATTAACACTCATTTTCGTTTACCTTTCTCTAATAAACATTCGGCCTTCTTTTTTATATTGAACTCTCTACCTTCGAGAGATCTAATTCTCGACTCTGCTATATGTTTAAATTCTATCAATTTTTGTGCCACATGATTATCCTTTGTTATCATCGCTACTTTAATTTCTTTAGTTGTATAGAATTTTTCTACATCCATAAAATCTCTAGCTACGATCTTATTAATAAACTCTTCGCAAAATGATATTACATTCTGCTGCTTGGCTCTTTCTCCGATTAAGTAATCGGCATAATTATACAACAGAAACGCATAATTAAAACAATCTTCTTGTGACAAGTCTCTTAATTCTTTACCTGAAAATAATTCAGCTTCTTTTAGTTCCTCATGAAAATTTAAGGTTCCTAAGTTTTTATTGCTGATATAATCATCAATCCTCTGAAGGAATTCCTTTAGTTTTTCCTCGATATTAGAATTGTTCAATTTGTTCTCTCCAAGTTTCTATATCATCACTATATTTTAAAACGATTAGTGAGATTTCATTTAGCTCACACCAATCTTGCTTCAGGTTATCTCTTTTAATGGATTCTTTGAATCCCGCAATAGACTTATGAAAGAAAGCAGAATACTCATAGTGTTGCTTACCATGAACCTCAACAGCAACTTTAATATGTGGAATGAAAAAGTCAAGGAATAATGTGGATTTTAATGCTTTATTCCTGCTTCCAGGAAGCTTTACTTCTTCAAGAATCCAATGGCTACCATAGATGTCGTTCAACAATCCCCTAGCTGATAAATGAAATTTTGATCTCGGTCTTGGATCATTATTTTTTACAATATATTTATGTAGTTGTAACTTGTAGACCCTATCATTGAGACCTTTAACTTTCATATGAATTTCAGCTTATCTTGTAGGACTTTGCAGAGTGCTGGATATGTACTAAGAAACTCTGATACATTATCAAGACCTTGAACTTTAAAAAACTTTTCTATCTCTTCAGGCTTACTAACATCTACATCCTTTTCCTTCAATACTTTTTGTATCTCTTCATTGTCACTATCATCTATAAACGTATTCAAAGTAAACCATGAGCCAGACTTTTTAATCAGCGATAAATCAGTAGCTACGTTGGCTACTTCTTTAGCCTCGTCTATACCTATACCATATCTTATCCAACTTTCGGTTCTTGTGTTAGGTATGCCTCCGGCAGCAGAAGTCTTAATCAACCAATTGACTTTTTGGCCAAGATCTTCACCAGCACTAGATTGCCAACGTTCTTTATGGGTTATTACCATATTTGTACTAGCTTGATACTGTAACTGATTTCCACTGTCCGATTTCTTTTCAGGACTCCATTTAGAACCACCAGTGTTCGCTATGTTATGAGTAATACAAATCATAATTACACGGTTCTGTCTAATATCTGACGCGGTCCTCTTTAAAAATATAGACAACAATCTGGGTAGCTGTGCTCTTACCCTAGATGTCAAGTCGCCAATCATTTCTTCTTGCGGCAGCATATTAGATATAGAGTCAATGATTATAACAGCACCTTCATCTGACTTTATTACATCTGCTATCATATTCAAATATTGTTCAGCAGATTTCATTTCGTCATGAGGACCAATAACATTTACATCATCAACATTTAAACCTTTGATTCCTTCAAGATGCTTTCTCTCTAATCTACATTCAGTATCTACATAATACACTCTCTTGCCCATAGCCTGTGCTTTACTGGCAATATGTAAACAGGTCACGCTCTTACCCGTCTTAGGGTCGCCTGTCATCACAACTACTTGACCCTCTGTTAATCCTCCACCCAAAGCATCATCTAGGGCGGGAGAAACACTAACATTCTTAAGGTCTAAAATACTATCTAAAACCTTATTGCCTTTAGTAATCATGTCGCCATGAACTTTGTGCAATGAATTACAAATATCATCGCCCTCAAACTTATTTGACTTGCTACTCTTTCTTTTTGCCATTGAATTTCATATCCCTTAGTTTACTAAGTTTTGATCTTTTGCCAAAAGTAGAAGATCTTGTTTCCGGATTCTCTTTTACATCAAGCTGTTGATTTTTATCGAGATTCTCTTTTACTATCTTATCATATTTTTTGATAATAGGCAAGGCTCTTCTGTTCTTAAGTGAGAATATCCTCCCAAATTCTGTAGAATTGATAGCTCTAATAATGCCAGCCTCACTATATGTCTTCAATAGTGCATTTGCCGCATACAACTGTTTTAAATAAGTCCATTTCCAAGGATTTATATTCCAGAACTTATAAGGTAATGAGCCTTTATTTTTAAATTCTGCATATTTCATACACATGATTTCTGCAATATAAGCTGCACAAGTACAGTGTTCACCAGTAGACTGATGTTTATACTTGCTTTTTTCAGTTCTTTTTCGCATATATTAAAGCTTCTTCAAAACAATCTTCAATATTGTCTTCAATTTCTTTATCAACAACCAACTCT